CTAATTAAATCAAGGTCTCGTTCGTGTGTTCCGCTGCCGGACCAGAATAGTCTAATCTTGTCGCTATCTAACTTCTCGTCTCTAAATTGCTCGTCTCCATAAGGTAAAGCGTTCGGTAATATGTGAACGTTTTTACTGTATGTACTTATCTCTGCTGCTAATCTTTCGTGGGTGCAGGTGCAAAGGTCTGCAACTTCTAAATAGTCAGTAATCAGTTTAGGTATGTTATTGAGCTTGTATCTTGAATATAACAAATGGCTTTCGCTAAGTTCCCAATAATCATCGTTATCTACTACCAACTTAAAGCCGTACTTAGTGCGCCAAGTGTCCATTTGCTTTGCATCTATCTCGTTAAGCATTCTATTCATTAGCACAATATCCCACCCCTGCTCTAATAACTCATCATTAAGTACGTCTGTAATTAGCGCATACTCTTTTTCCATGTGTACTATTGGCATCATTATCCTGTGGAAGCCTACACCTGAGTTAGCAGAAGTTATACAAAGTATTTTCATAAGTTTATATAATATGTTTTATTGCCATTAGTATAACCAGATACATTATTGCTATGTAAACTCCATGTCTTTTGTACTAATTCATTTTTATTGTAACCATAAGCATCAATGCTATTTTGCTCAATATGATTTGCGGTATATTCTTTAATATATTTTGTATGCAAACCTGCTGCCCTGCATCTTGTACAATAATCTAAATCTATTGCTCCGTAAGGGTCAAGTTCTTGATTAAATGCACCAACTCTTTTTATAGTTTCTTTTGTTATAGTAAGGTTGCCAATTAAATCAGACGTGTCATTACTTGTAATATGTAAAGGAATAGAACAAATGCCAATAGTTTTGTCTTGTAAAAAGTCATTTCTAATTTGCAACCAATTATCAGGTTCTAAAATATCATTACCCATTATAGTAACATAGTCAATATAGTCATAGTTAAAATGCCTTAACCCTTTGTTAATTGCATAAGATATACCTGTTTCATTAATTATGCTAATAAAATCTATATGCTTACCTGCATTTTTAATATTATGAAACAATGTATTTATGTTTACATCTTTATAGTTTAAGTAGATTATTGCATTCATTATCTTATGTTTGAGCCGATTTCCCTTGCCGGTACTCCTGCGTATTTAGTATTTGGTTTTGCATCTCCTTTTACAAAAGCACTTGCCCCTATCATACAATTTTCTCCTACGTTTGCAAACTGATGTAGAACTGCGTTAAGCCCTATATTGGCACCATTGTCTACAATAGAATGCCCACCTATTTTTGCTCCGCAACTTATAGTAACATTGTCTAAAATTGTACAATCGTGTCCGATGTGTGCGTGTTTCATTATGAAACAATTATTGCCAATAAAGGTATCTATCTCCGTTCCTGCATCTATTGTTACAAGTCCTGTAATAACATTGTTATCTCCAATGTATACTTTGCCTTTTTCTTTTTGCCAGAACTTCTTATGCTCTGCTTTGTCTCCGATAATACAATAAGGACCAATGTAGTTGCCATCTCCGATAATTACGTTATCGCCTATAATAGCAGTAGGGTGGATAAAGTTAGCCATTCTTTTTATTTTTAGGTTTTGGTTGTTCTTCGTACCAAGTATACAAGCGTTTAATCATATCGAAAATACAATTTCCGCACCATACTGTTAAGATAAAATCTGCACTCATATACTTCCGATAAATATGCTCGTACATTTTTAAGATGTCTAAATCAATGTTACGCACATAACCATTCTGGACTGTGTGCCAATTACCAACGTTATCATCTAAGAATTTTCTGTGTTCTATTTCCATAAGTTCCACATTATTTTTGAAACCATTGGAGCAACTGCTCCCGGTATAAATACAAACGCAATAACATCTGTACATATTGCAGGTAGTAAATATAAAGCCAATCCACTCCAAGCTGCTAAACAACTCGTGCAGCTAAACGGCTTAAAATCTAGTTTCCACTTCCTATGAAATTGATGTATCTCTACAAAGAATATTGCAAAGCATATCGCAGCTATTATTATCATTTGCGTAATTGTTTTTTAAGTTCTCGTTTAGTTAGTTTAAGTTCCCTGTGTATTGACATATAAGGTATGCCGGTTACCCTGCTTAATTCTTTTGCGTTGCAGTTATGCTTAATAGCGTACACTCTTAAAAGTTCTGCTTTGTACCAGTGCATCTTAGATAGCTCATCTTCTACTTTGTTAAGCAAGTCCTCGTCTCTGTCGTGTGCTATTAACTCAACATCTAATGGTTTTCTATAAGTCCTATAAAATTGGCTTGTATTACTCTGCATCATGTTAATCATAGTGCGAACCAAGTAGAACTTTAACACGTTTCTTTTTCGCATATCTATTATGCGTTCCTCATCCATTTCACATAGAACTTTAAATAGTTCACTTCTTAAATCTTCTCGCAGGTCTTCCGGCTGCATCTTGTCTATTGCTTCCTTTAATTCTCGGCTTTCCCAAAGTTCTAATATGATGCTATTCTTGTTCATATTCTTTTAAGGTTAGTTTGCCGTTGTCTTCGGTTGCTATGTAACAGAAGCAATTTGATGTCTTTGCTAAGTTTAAAAATGCTATTTGATAGCTGCTTAGTTTATCTCCTATGGCTTTGGTCTCGCAGTATACTGCTACTCCTGTTTGTGTGTGGAACCCAACAACATCTGGAACTCCTTTAAGTCCTATAAACGTTCTACCTCTAACCGCTAAATTGTTATTTCGCCATACAAAGCACCCGTTTTTGTTTAAGGTCTTTATTGCTTCTTTGGTTAATTCGTTTGCGGTCATATTACAAAACTATACTAAACTTTTTGATATTGTGAAATACTTTTGAAAATTCTATAAGCTATCTGTGGTACTATTGCGTTTCCGTATCCGTGTAACTGTCTTGTAACCAATTTAGTGGGTAGCCCATTATCCAAGCATAAAATTGGGGGTTCAGTATTCCAGGAATAGCCCCTACTAATCTGTACAACTGTTCCGGAAGGCTTCCAGCTGAACGGTGATGTCTCTTCTGATACATAGGAAAAGAAAGTTTGTTTCGGTAATAATCTGATGCTAATGGGGTAAGCAACCAAATACAACCTTGCACGGTGATGGGGCGCACCAACTTCTGACGCTCTACAAATTCTCCATTCTGCATTATACCCCATTGAGGATAATTCGGTGAGTATTGCAGTAAAGTCTTCCCCTCTGTTAGTTTTAAGAATATTTGATACGTTCTCGGCAACAATAAACTTTGGTCTAATTTCATTGATTGCTCTGCACATTTCATAAAAGAGCTTTGTTCTGCCACCTTGTAACCCTTGCTGACCTTTACCGTGTTGCTTTGCAATACTTGCATCTTGGCAAGGGAAGCCTCCTGTAAGGATATCGATTTTTCCTCTGTAAATAGAGAAATCTGTTTGGGTAATGTCTCCATAAGATATAGATTTTGGAAAGTTTTTTTTAAGATGTTTAATTTTTTCATTATCAAATTCGCAATGAAATACGTTTTCCCATCCGCACCATTCGGCTGCTAAATCAAAGCCACCTATTCCGCTAAATAAACTTCCATGTCTCATTTGAATGTGGTTTTGTTTTGTAAAATTTGTTCCTCAAAAAATAAAGCTACGGCTACTGCTCTGGCTTGGTTCTTTAACCATTGTTCAGTCCATTCATCTCGGTACTGCTTTGCGCTGATTATATCCATTTTATTAGCCTTGTAGGTAATGATTTCCATTAGTTTCTTTTTAGCAACTGCTCCGTCTTTTTTTGTCCAAGTCTTAATGCCAGAATTATGCAGCTTTGTAAATACGGATAAAGGGTTAAACAATTTGTCAAAAGTTCTATTTTCTAGAACCTTATATTCCTGATAACTGTAATCAATTATCTCTAAATCAGTCAAATGTGGTATTGCTTGTTCTCGTTCCTGTGGTATCATTTTTCTTACTTCGTTTGCTTTTTTCTTGTATCTATCCATAACCTGACTAAAATAAGCCGGGCTAAAATTTTGGTAATGGTCTATGAAGTCATTAGCTACCATTTGCTTAAACGCTACTTTAACCTCGTTTATTGTAAAGCCACCGTATTCAGTTCTTATCCAATCCTCTAAAATTGCTAACTTAACTTCGCCGGGATTGTTAATGCCTACAAGCTGCATCAAATAAATAAGGTTTTGGTTAAATATGATAGAGTTTAGATTCCGGACTCTCTCCCCCGAAAATGCGGTCATAATCTCCTGCTCCGTAGGAAGTAGAGTAGATAAAGTTGTAGTTTTTAAGGTTTTCGAGTTCGTGCTTATCAAGTTTTCGTTGATTATTTGAAGTTCCTTTTGCATATTGTTTAGCGTTTGTTATCCAATTATTTACTGCGTGTGTCCAACTTTTCATTGGGTTTTTACCTACTCTCCACCCGTTGCTCGTGTAGTAATTTACAAATTTTTCGGCTTCTACCTTAGCTTGTTCTGTTCCTATCCGGATTGCCATATATTCGTAAACCTCTTCAAAACTACACTTACTTTTATTAATATTTACATCTTCATCTTCATTTTCATTTACATCTTCCATAAGGTTATGTTTAGCTAAACCTAGTGGTTTTGTATTATTTTTAGGTCTACCACCCTTAGAGCCATTGTTTCTGCGGCTTTCAGTAAATTGAATGCGTTTTTCAATCTCTTCATTTAAACGTTCATTAAAATAATTTCCTTGTTTATCTTTTGTAAACTTGCTCAAAACATCAACCGAAACCGAACCTAAACATAACCTAATGGTTTTGTCTGTAAGTGTTCCTTTTTGGTGTTGTAAACATAAGAGGGTAATAAATTGTCCTCTCTCTTCCATTGTTAAATCAGCTACTCCATTTAGGAAGTCGCTACTGTAAAATAGGAATGCAGGGTCTTTTGCCATAATAAAATAAAAAAGCCCCCAATAGAGTCCAGCTATCAGGGGCTATTATTTAACCACTAAACACATTATCGTCTGGACTTCCGCTAATGTATTTTTTATTTATGCTGCAAATATACACTAAATTTCTTTAAGTTCTAATTTTATACAAAGTTTTTTTAGCTTTGTTTTAAACCAATCCTCAGTTTCAATTAGGTTATTCGCTTGTTTTATGTTATGGATAGCAGTTGTATGGTCGCTTGTTCCTGTGTACTGGCTTATCTCTTTAAGGCTCAACTTGGTGTACCTTCTAAGTAAATAAGCAGCAGCCTTCCGCCCGAACGTTGTTTTTAAGCTCCTATCCTTTACCAGAACATCGCACTCAAACTCTTCGTCTACCAATTTGACAATCGTTCTTGCACCAATGTCTAAACCCAAAGGCTCGTTATCTTCTATGCCTAACAACCCTAACTGCTGCATCATTTCGTGAAGCTGCAAGTGTGTGTTGCGTTGCGCATAATAAAGCTCCTTTAACTGTCTTATTGATATATCTCTTTTTCTAGTTAGCATAATTAAAACGGCAGTCCTTCCGTATCATCTTTTGGTTTTGAATAAGTTTTGTTTTCAGGGTTAAAATCATTAATGTAAATTTTGTAGTCCGGCTGCTTATCTTCTGTCTTGTAAGCGTTTTTCCACATTGAATATTTTACATCGTTGATTGTAAAATTAATTACTTCACCTTTGGCGGTAGTGTTTTTCCAACCGCCAGTACTCCATTTTTTCTCTGTCATTTTTTTTGTTTTTATAGTTTATTAATTTCTTCTATTACCTCTGTTAAAAAAGGGTCTTCCATAAATCTGCCATAAGCTTCCGAACAGGAATAAGCATAAGAAGATTTTATTGTTTTTTCTACTGCTGCTATTGCTAATTCTTTTGCTTTACTTAAACAATCGGTTTGTAGCATATACTTATCTACTAACTCTATTGCCATGTCTTCTGGTGTCATTTGATTTTAATTGAATATTGAGCTACTAATTTACTTTGTTTTTTTGTACCAACGTTTATTAATTCCGTCTGTACTTTGTAGCCTTTGCGTTTTAATTCAAATACTACGGCTGCTAATCTCAGGCTATTGTACTTCGTTAGAGCCTGAATTGGTGTCAAGGTCTTGCCCGTAAGCAAGTGGTTCAAGATTTGTTGTTTCTGTGTCATTGTTATTGATTGGGTTAAAAAATACAGGTTTGTCTAATTTGTTTTCATACTTTTTAATAAAGGCTAATAAGTCCTCGTATGCTTCTTCGTTATACCAAGCATAGTGGTAAACTTCTGCTAAAAGCATCTGCCTTTCAAATGGTAGCAATTCTCTCATTAGCTTTGATTTTGGTTATAGGTTTGATTATAGTATTGTTCTGCGTATTCTTGTTTTTTAAAATCTACAACAATATGGTCAAAGCCATCTATATGCGCTTGTATTATCTGCTCTTTTTCTTTTTCAAATGCTTGTTTAATAGCTGCGGTTATTAGTATTGCCTTATTGCTTTTTGTTATTTCATTTTCCTTTATGCTTTCAACAAACAATAATTCATCAACTAATTCTTGTACTGCGGTTTTCATATTAGCTTTTTTTAATTGTTTCTTTGATTTTATTAAATTCGTCTAAGGTCTTGATAGCTTTGATTTTCTCGATAGCTTTATACTTTTGTTCCTGAGTAAACTTTGTTTTATCAAGTGCTTCAATTAAGAACGCTTTTTGTCCTTCGCTGACTTCGTCTTTATGCTCATTAGTAGCATCTGCGTCTTTTGTATCGTCTATTGCAAATAGTCCGTTAAGCGCATATTTTCTAGCATAGCTACTAGCTGCACCTGTAATCTGCGAAGCATCCATTCCCTTTTTGTTTTCCTCTTCACGAGCAAGACCTGTGCAGGTTATATTATCTTCTCCGTTAGATAGACAAGCCGTAGCCTTTACATAAACCCTGCCACCTACTTCTACAACCTCATCGCTTAACATTAAAGCGTAGCCGTATTTATGGCAGATAGGTTTTGCAGCTTCTATAATATCTTCTGCACTTCGGTATTTGTATTTAGCAAAAGCGTTGAATTGGTTTTTAGGTGCTTTAAGCTCCTGTTGGATTTTAATTAGGCTCATATTAGTTGTTTAAAATTAAGGTAATGTTTACGTTATTTTTATTACATTCGAACCAATTATTCTTTTTGTTAAAATTTAATTCATATCCTAATTGGTTTAAATGCTCCATTAAAGAAGCAGTTGCATATCCTTGTAATTTTATCTCGTAAAAAAGTGTTACACAATAAAACTTGTCTAGGTCTAAACCTAAGTTTAATAAATCTTCTATTTGTTTTTTCATTGTTATTGGATTGTATAATGTTCTAAAATTTCGATGATAGGCTCTTGTCTTTTTTTAAGGCTCACAAAGTATTCATAAGCCTGTGAGTAATATAAGTACATACTTGCGCTGTCATACTTATTGTCTACTAAGGTGTAGTAGAATATTGTTCCGTCTGGCTTTGTTTCTTTTATAAAATCAATTTTCATACTCTTGTATTTTTAAAAATGATTGATAGTCTAGCCAACGTTCAAAGGTGTAATCGTCATCTTCGTAATCGTAATTTTCGGGCATTAATTTCGGGTCATACGGGTTTTGTGTACTGCTCCCGTCTTGCAGTAAGATGTTCCCAAATCTCTCGAATTGGAACTTCTGGTAGTTGGTTAAATGTGTCATTTGTGTTTTGTTTGCACAAATATACAACAATACACAATATAAAGTGCAAAACTATTAAAATATTTTACAATTATTTTTGCAACAATGTTGCATTTGTACGTAGGATTGTACGTATATGCGTACAAAAGTAAAGGTATAACTTGACAAAGTCGGAAGTAAAATGCAGCCAAAAGTAGTAAAAATACTACCTTTTATAGTAGCTTCTGGAAGTAAAGTTTGTCAGAACCCCCGTATGAATACTCCGGCAGGTACAGTATAAACCCGCAATAAATAAGATTATTAGCGGAAGGGAAATTGTCTAAGGTTGTGTAAGTGATAGCTATGTGGCAAAAAGTAGATGCAGCTTTGAGCCGGGTCTTAATCATTCGCCTTTGTATGCCTTGCCCTCTATGTGATTTCTTAACCCAAGCCCTATTAAATATGCAGATGCCTTTGGAATAAATAGAGCCGCAATAAGCTACTATCTCGCCTTCGTCAAGCATAACCCACCACTCCCGGTTGAACTGAAACTCATCTCCGCAACCCTTAAAGTTTGGGTTGTTATAGTCTAGTTCCCTAAGTTGCTCGTAGGTTTCTCGGTCTAAGATATTACCAAAGCTAAATATCTTTTTGAGGCGCATTGTGTATTTGTTCAAGTTTAGTAAGGTAGAGAATCGCATCTTGCAGTTCTTGTTTCAAATGCGTTATCCATTGACCTGTTGTTAAATCTTCTCTATCCATTGTAGTTCCGTATTTAACTTTGCCTACTTGCTCCCGGCTACGCATATCTTCTATAACTGCTGCTAGTATTTTGCTATCCATTTATTTGTCTGTTTTGCTATGTATCTTAAAACAAGTCTTACACTTATATAAAATCTTCTTTACTCCTGTTGCGGTTGTGCGCCTCATTTGTATTGTTATCTCATCACTACCACACTCAGGGCAAGTTCCTCTATCCTGACCGAATATAACCCCGTAATGTGTTTTAGGTTCAATATGATTTTTCAATGCGTTAAACACCTGCTCTAATAAAACCACATCCTTCTGGCAGTACTTAATCATTTTAGCCATAGCCACTTTATCCTTATGCAGAACTATGTCCTTCCATAAACTATATTCAGTCTTTATCTTAGTGCCAATGCCTAAGTAGTCAGCAATATAGTTAAGCTTGTTGCTATTAAATCTAAACTTCTGACGAGCTACCTTTAACGTGTCTATTGTAACGTATTTAGGAAACATCTCAATGCCGTGAAACAAGCAGCGTGTTCTTATCCACGCTAAGTCAAACTTGTCTCCGTTGTGTCCTACTAATTCCGTTGCCGTGTTTGCTACTTCTATAAAACTTTGTAGCATTCGTTTGTCGTTCTGTTTGCTATCCCATTGTAAGTGGTAAACCTCTTTTTCGTCTTCCCACTTATAGCAGATGCAAATAATAGCACGTTCTTTAATTATGCTGTCAGCAGTTACATTTAGCTTATATCCGGCAGACCAGAAAAAGCCAACGTTTGGCGAAGTTTCGATGTCAAAGAATAGTCGTTTGCGTTTTGATTTTAGCATTGTTTATTTTTGGCTGAATTTATCTATTGTAGTAGTACCCATCGCAGCTATGCAAATAACCATAACGGCATCTACAAGTTTATCCGAAGGGGCAATCTCTTGATGCGTAAAGCTATTAGCTAATAAGGTAACACAAATAAATAAAGCCGATAGTAAAGCGATAACACGCTTTGTAGATACGCTACCTCTCTCGTCTGCTAATAAGTTGGCTAACCATTTCATAATATTAATTTAAGGTGTGAAGTATAATTTAGATTCTGCATCTCTGCGTCTGGTAAGTCCTGCTAATACTTTGCCCCCAGCCTTATTCCATTTAGCAAACTCCTGAGCTATTGTAGGGTCGTTAGGGTTAGCGTTTACTTTTCTTAATAAAGTAGAGCTTCTAAGGTTACCGATACCTGCGTTATAGGCAAAGCTTGTAAGTGCTGCGAACTGATTAGGTGTAACTGAACTCCTAACTAATGGCTTAACTCTATCAGCAAAGTCCTTAGCTATGATTTCAAATAACTCATTTGCTCTTTGTTGCGTAATCTTATCTCCTGGTTTTACAGGTGTTCCGTCTTCATAAAAGGTATTGCCATAGCCGATAGTATCTTTTGCTGCGCTGCATTTGTAAGCTACTAATTTGCAGCCCTCGAATAATTTGATTAGGTCTTTGCCTCTGTCGTTTAATTGCATTTTAATTTATTTGTGAGTATAAAAATAAAGTTAGCATAGCAAACAGAACAGAGTTAAGCCTGTGTAGTTTTATTTCAAACTGCACCGCTTTTTCGTACTGCTCATAAATTGCTATATTTTTATAGTACCTGTTTCGATAATCGCTTAACGTATCAATCGCAATTTTATTGCGTTGTGTTAAAGTATCTTTTAAGGTAAGTAAGTCAATGCGTAAGCTATCCCTTGTCTTAATGTTAGCTCTTAATAAGCTATCTATACGGGTGTTCTGGTAGCTTACTAAATTAGTTAGGCTATCAAAAGAGTTGTTAATCTTCTCGCCTTCTGACCGGCTAATAACAATCTTGTCCTCGCCGCCTATCTTCTTAACGTATTGGGCGGAGCTGAAACTTGGTGCTATTAGTATCGACAGAATTAGCAGAGTCCAATTTA